AAAAGGTCCAGTTAATTCTCCAACTCTTATAACCTCTGAAGAAGAGTTATTAAGAATATTTGGAAGACCCCAAAATACAAGTAATCAATTCGAATCTTGGTTCACAGTGGCAAACTTTTTAGCGTACACAGACGCTTGCTATGTTACTCGTGCCGAATCTGCTATCACCAATGCTGGTGCTACTGGTGGCGTTCTTATTCGTGATGACGATCATTACGAAAACAGTTTCAATACTGGACAAGGTTCAGTAGGTGAGTGGGCAGCAAGAACTGCTGGTACTCATGGTAACTCATTAGGCGTATCAATTTGTGCTACAGCAACAGCATACCAACAATCATTGGGTGCGAACAATCAAGTAGATCAAGCAGATGTTGCAGTTGGTGATACAACAATTCAAGTAGATGATGCTGATGCAGCAGGATATGCGTTTAATGTAGGTGATTTAATTTCATTCTACAGCGATTCACTTTACACAACACCATCAGATAACTATCGTGAATACGAAGTAACTGCTGTTGATACAAGTGGTAACTTATTAACAATTAGACTAAAAGATGATCCGAATGGATCAGGTCTACAAACTGCTATTGCTGACGATGCTTATATATTAAGACGATGGAAGTTCTATGATTTATTTGATAGTGCTCCAGGAACTTCAGCATGGGCAACAACAAATGGTCGTGGTACTGGTGACGAAATGCATGTAGTTGTTTATGACACTACAGGCGATATAACTGGTTACGCTAATGATGTTGCAGGTCAAAATCAAAGTTCTGTAATTGAAACATATACAAACTTATCTAAAAATCTAAGTGCTAAATCACCACAAGGTGACAAGATTTATTATGCTGATGTAATTTTTAGACAGTCTGCTTTCATTTACTGGATGGATCATAACGCAAGTGGTACAAACTGGGGTACTGATACTACTTCTGCTTATACAGCAGTAGATACTCCAATAACATCAACACTTTCTGGTGGTACTGACGATTATGCGGTAACTGCTGGTGAAATGCAAATTGCATTTGAAAAATATCTAGACACAGATAACATTGATGTAAACTTAATTCTTGGTGGTTCATCAAGTTTAACTAATGATAATGCTACTGGTCAAGATACTTTTGTAACAATGCTTACAAATGTTGTTGAAACAAGAAGAGATTGTGTTGGTTTTGTTTCGCCTTATCGTTCTGCTACAGTTGGTGTTGCTGACAGTAATACACAAACTGACAATGTAACTGAAGCATTTGACTTATGTCCTTCTTCATCTTACATGGTGTTCGATAGTGGTTATAAGTACATGTATGACAAGTATAGCGATGTATATCGTTTTGTCCCAATGAATGGTGACACTGCTGGTTTATGTGCTTACACTGATAGAGTTGCGGATCCATGGTTCTCTCCAGGAGGTTTAAATCGTGGTAATGTAAGAAACGCAATTAAACTTTCATACAATCCTAGTAAAGCAAACAGAGATTTCTTGTATCGTGCAAGAATTAATCCTATTGTAAACTTTCCAGGACAGGGTGTAGTTTTATTCGGTGATAAAACTGCTCTATCAAAACCAAGTGCGTTTGATAGAATCAATGTTCGTAGATTGTTCTTAGTATTAGAGAAAGCAATTGCTACAGCATCTAAATTCCAACTCTTTGAATTCAACGATGAGTTCACAAGAGCACAGTTTAGAAACTTAATTGAACCATTCTTACGAGATGTTCAAGGTCGTAGAGGTATCACAGAATTTTTAGTTAAATGTGATGCTACTAACAACACTGGCGAAGTAATTGACAGAAATGAGTTTGTCGCAGATATATTTGTGAAACCTGCTCGATCAATTAACTTCATAACACTAAACTTTATCGCAACGAGAACTGGTGTAGCGTTCTCTGAGGTTGGAGGTTAATCATGGCAGCAATAGACGATTTTAAAGCGAATCTGATTGGTGGCGGTGCTAGAGCTAACCAATTCAGAGTAACAATTACTCCACCAAGTGGCATTGCTATCGGATTAGATGTTCGTAGAACATCTTTTCTAGTCAAAGCATCAAACTTACCTGCTCAAACTTTAGGTGAGATTGCTGTTCCTTTCCGTGGAAGAAGTATCTACATGGCAGGTGATAGAGAGTTTGCTGATCCATGGTCAACAACTTTCATCAATGACACAGACTTTATGATTAGAAACGCTATGGAAAGATGGTCAAATGGTATCAACGATTTAGCAGAAGGAACTGGTGTAGTTGCTCCTGCTGATTATCAAACTGACTTGTTTGTTGAGCAGTTAGATAGAGATGATACAGTTCTTAAGAGTTATATCTTTAGAAACGCATGGCCATTAACAGTTGCTCAAATAGACTTGTCCACTGAAACTACAAATGCTATCGAAGAATTTGAAGTCTCGTGGAGATTCCAACATTTTGAAGCAAGTGGCGTAAACTTCTAAATTTTAGTCTTATAAATAATTAGACAAAATAAAGAGGTTTGGAGTTTATAAAATGGCAGAGTTATTTGGTTTTAAATTTGAACGAGTCAAAGACGAAAAGAGTCAAGAGAAGTTCACTTTACCAAGTGCAGATGACGGAGCGACCGAAGTAGCTGGAGGAGGCTTCTTCGGTCAAGTTTCTGGATACTGATGGTAGAGAAAGATCTGAACAAGACTTAATTCGTAGATATCGTGATATCGCCACTCAGCCTGAGTGCGATTCAGCAATCGAAGACATAGTAAACGAATCAATCGTATCTGATGAAAAAGATCAGTCTGTTGCTATTTCTTTAGACAATCTTCAATACTCAGAAAATATCAAGAAAAGAATTAGAGAAGAATTTGACAATGTATTAAGGTTGTTAGACTTTAATGTAAAAGGTCATGATGTTTTTAGAAGATGGTATATTGATGGTCGATTATTCTATCATAAAGTAATTGACAAGAATGATCCAAAGAAAGGACTTGTTGAAGTTCGTTATATTGATCCTAAGAAGATTAAAAAAGTAAGACAAGTTATTAAGTCAAAAGATCAAACAACGCAAGTAGATCTAATTCAAAATGTGGAAGAATACTTT